AGTAGATTCCCGGTACTCCTTGAAAGTCCTTGTCTATACTAACGATGATTGTTTCTTCATCCATTCCTTTGTCTGTAGCAAGGATAGATATAACATCGTCAGCTTCTAAGTTCTTCCACAGTTGTCCATTCAACTCATCGATGATCCACTGCTTAACTTGTCGAAGGATGATAGGAAGTCGAGACTTAGCACGGTTAGCTTTGTAGTCAGGGTATATCTTTCTTCTGAAGTTCGCCCGATCACTCAAGCACAAGATAAAGTCCTCACACTTCAAAGTCTCTCTGAACTCCTGTATCTTATTTATCACACGAGCTTTAGCTAATGCCATGTCTGCGTGTACAGTCCACAGTTCTTCCTTCCATGGTTCTTCTGCGACAACAGCTGCCTCGAAAGCGAGGACATCTGCGTCTATTAATAGTGTAGTTTTTGTTTTACTCATAGTATACGCTCCAATTATTTTGATATTTCTTGTACTTAGACTTGGAACTATTGTCGTCGTACAGTTTTATAACCAACCCGCTAACAGTTGTTCTGGGTATCATCCACCACATATTAATAGGTGCTGCGTAACAAGCTACTACATCCACCAAGTCACTTATGTGTGATTTACTAGTAGAACCACTACCCGTCGATACACTGTAGTAATTATCTTTGTGTTTAACACTTGTGCTTTTTACTTGTACCTTCAGATCACCCGCTGGGCAGTGCACGATATAGTCCCAAGGCATAGGAGTAGTTGGTGTGTGTGGTTCAAAGTCCCGCTCTAAACATTCTGTTATGAAGCGAGTCTCTGCTATAGCTCCTATGCGTTGTTCTTTAGATGATGGCATGTGTTGTCTCCATTCGAATGGGTAGCTAATATCTTGGGTGTCGTACAATTCAGCGACCGTAGTATAGTAATCATATTCTATTTCGTCCATCATCAATGCGTCTCCGCCCAAGTGTTTCCGATCTTGTACTCACCATCAAGTTGTACATTCAGCTTCAGTTCAACACCTGCTACACGAATAGCTTTCACTGCTAACTTACCGAATGCTTCTGCTTGGTCTGGTATTACTTCTGCTTGGAACTCATCGTGGATGTTAGCAACAAATGCGTACTCTCTACCGTGCTGCCAGTTACTCTTACCGAGTGCGTGGAACAGTTGGATAAGTGCTACCTTCATACACACAGCTCCGGCTGATTGAAGTAACATGTTCAGTGCTGCGTGACTGCTTCTAATCCGTAATAGTCGCCCGTCCAATCCTGATAATACACCACCGTGTTCCACTTTTTTCTGGATGGCATCTTGTAGTTTCTTCAAGGCTGGTAGGTTATCTAAGAACTTACGCTTCAACTGCATACCTTCCTTCGCTCCACCTCCAATGATCTCTCCCATCTTAGCGGGACCAGCTCCGTATAACAAAGCGTAGATCATGGTCTTAGCTTGGTCTCTGTTCTCTAACCCTGCTCGTTCCATGTTGAATGTATGGATGTCTCCTTCTGTTACTATCTTTCCGTACTGACCACCGTCGTAGAATGCTAAGTAATGTGCTAACATCCGTAGCTCAAGACCACTAGCGTCACATCCCACCAACTTCTTACCAACACCCGCACCGAATAAATCCCGACACTCTTCACCGTAAGGCACACGACAAGCAGGCACTTGTGCTACATTTGGATTACTGTGTGTACACCTACCAGTCACTGCTCCATTAGTATTAACACTACCGTGTATGCGTCCAAGCTTCGCCAACTTTAACCACGCTTGTTCACCCTCTGCTAACTGACCCAGTCTTTTCTGTACGAGGAGATAGTCTAACAGCTTCTGTGCTATTGGATGGTCTATCTTCTTCAGTACTCCCTCATCCACTTTAGGTGTGGTAGCGTCTGGTTCTTTTGGTAGATCGTATCCGAGGTCAGCTAACGCTTGTGCTATCTGTTGCCTACTACCTGGATTAAACAGTGTAGTCTTCTTCTTGTTACCACTCTTGACTGCTTCCTTTAACAAGGTCTGCTTCAACCCTCTAGCTTTCAACATCTCCTTTAGCTTTACCTTGGTCTCAGCAGTGAGGACTTCTATCTTATCTTCCTCCTTTAATGTTATCGACCAACCAGCTGGACTCTTCATCTCTTCCACCTTTGGTGCTACCATCTGTTGCAGTTCGTCTTTCAACTCTGCTCGGATAGAGGTTAACTTAGCGGTTAACTTGTCTGCTTTATCCAAGTCAAAACTGAAACCGTGTCGTTCTTGTTGAGCGATGATAAAAGCAAACCAATGTTCTATACCTATCATCACACGGCTCGGCTCTTGCTTCATTAAGTAGTCGTACAGAAGTTGAGTAACTATACAGTCACGCTCACAGTACTTCTTCATCTCCTCATTGTAGTGATCGAACGCACCGTCCTCTTCCCCGTAAGTCAGCTTCGTAGCTTTACCCATCCGGTGTCCCCAAGCTTTCAGTGAGTGACTACCTACTAACTTAGGATCGAAGTTGTTCCGTCCGAAGTCCTCGTTCCTCAAGTCAGAGAAGATACACCTAGATAATACTAAGGTATCAATAACTTTAACCAAGGGTGCAGAGAAGCCGTACATCTTCTTCAAAGCTGGTATATCAAACTTGATAACATTGTGTCCGACGATACGGTCTGCTTCTGCTAGTGCTTGCAACCCTCGGTGTATACTGTCTCCTGCAAAGGTCACCATCTTAGAAGTCATTGGATCGTACACAGACAAGCAGTGTACCGTGTGTAAGTCAGTCAGATTAGTGAAGTCCTCAAGACCGTTAGTTTCTATATCAAAGAATAGTGTTCTCATGATGCAAAGTACAGTACCTCGTTGTCTTCACTTATAGCTTTAGCAGCTTTCTTAATGAAGTCATTGTTTTCTTTCTCGTAGTTATCACCAAGATCAGCAGTACTCAATGCTTGTATATCACTCAACTGTAACTCAACACCCATATCAATAAGCTGCTTAGGATTTTCCTGTCCGTAAACATTCTTACCAGGACTACCTCTCTTACTCCACTCTTCTTCTATAACAGAATGTAGTTCATAGTTATTCCTCCACTCAAACTTAACGATTCTTTGTTTCTCAGTTTGTCCTCTTTTGTTTAAATAAACATATGCTTTTTGATCTAGTCCCATATTAATTGTTCTCCGGTTTATCTTGTATGTTGTTTTCTTTTATTAGTTTCTGATAAGGCACTAGCTTCTTTAAAGCTGTAACCCAATCGTTATTGTGTAGTCTATTCTTTGTGTTGCTGTTCTTCGCTGCGTCTATACACATATCAAAGAACTCAGCTTTCCACTTACTAGAAGGGTTGGTTAGTTTCTTCTTCTTCATTGAATGTGTTACTCCTCTCTTCCTCGGTGCACCGCCCTGTATCACAGTTGTAATACAAAGTACTACAGTGTCCAGTCTCACCGCTGAATCGATTCTTCAGTACTCTTACTTTTGTTTCGTTGGATAGCCTGTCGCTTTGTTGGTTGCGTTCCAATCCGATGACCATGTCAGATAGCTGTGCGATTGCTTGGGACCCTCGGAGGTGATGCAGACTGACTCGTCCACCCTCTTCATGTCCAGTATCCACACGCTTGAGATGACTGACCAGTACCATACCACACCCCGTCTCTTCAACAAGAGATCGTAGCTTGGTCATAGTATTATCTATCAGTCTGCGTTCATCGTCTCCTTGGATACCACTAACAACAATCGATAGGTGGTCTAGGAATATCCATTTACAATCGAATCCTTTAATTAAGTATCTAATCTTAGATAACAGATTGTCAGACTCCATACTCCCGAAGTGATCGTAGGTGTAGAACTTACCGTTACCCACTGTCTTATCGAACGCAGGTCGTAACTCCTTCTCATCTAACATGTCATCGTCGAGGTGTAGCGGTTTGTTCATGTGTATTCCAAGGATACCCAACGCTGTACGCCTGACGGATTCTTCAAGAGCTATGTAACCTACCGTCTCACCCATTCCTAACAGATGGTGTGCTATCTCACGACAGAACAGACTCTTACCGATACCACTACCAGCAGTAACAGTTACAAGTTCACCCAACCTCATCCCGTGAGTGATACTGTTCAACCCTATAAACGGATACGGTTTGCTTTTGTGTTCCTCCTTGTGAGAGATAACATCCCAGAGTTCCTTACCGTTTACGATTCCGTCCGGTCTGTACTCACGAGCGTCGAACAAGCACTGGACTAACTCCTTACTTCTGTTAGCAACGAGCATGTCGTTAGCATCCTTCAGTGGTAGCTCTGCGATGTGTGCTTTGCCGGGTGTTAAGAGTGCTGCACATTCTGCTGCTCCCTTCCGTCCGACATCATCCATATCAAAGCAGAAGACTACTTGATCGTACCTGTCTAACCAATCGATAGCTTGAGCTACAAACTTCTTAGCTGCTCCTGCTCCGTTAGGTACGCTGACTACTGGCCACTTGTTATCGAACGCTTGGCTGACACTTAAAGCATCCACCTCACCCTCAGTAACAACTACTCGTCTGCCTCCATCCCTCCACAAGTGCTGACCGTACAATCCTATCAGCTCTCCTCTTGTAGCGAAACTCTTGTCAGCAAACCGTAGCTTCTGTGCACAAGTCTTACCGTCTCGTGTTTTATAGTTGGCTATCTGTACAGGCTGTCCGTTCACATTGCCCATCCAATATCCCCACTTCCGACAAGTATCTTCAGTCAAGTTTCTTCGGGCTATTGCTTGAGGTGATCCGTTAACAAACTCTCTCGGTGTTGGGTCGCTCACTTTTCGTCCTCCTCCAGCGTGACTGTTACAGCTGAAACAATGCCAGCTTCCGTCGTCGTTTGTGGCTCTTGCATCACTTGATCCACACTTAGGACAGGGTTGGTGTGTGTTTGTAAAAGCCATTGTTTTGGTATTTGTTTATTTGCATATAGTATATTTTTCTTTTCGCACCAGCGGGCGTAGGTAGTGTTGCTCCCTTTCCGTATCTTATTAAAAGCATTCATAAATACTAGTCGGATGTCTAGGTGTGGATGCTGTTCTCGGACTAGTAGATGCTTCGTTCGATCCTCCACCGTCCATAAACCCTTGGCTTCAATGATGATGCCATTGGGTAGTATGAAGTCAGGAGTATAAGTTGCTACCTTTTGGTACTCTAACTTGATTGTTTCGTACTCGAAAGCAACACCACTACGCTGAAGCTGGTTAGCTAATGTTTGCTCGAATCCAGATCGGTACTTAGAAGTTGGCGATGACCTCTTCTTCTTCTTCCGCATCGAATCCACCCTCTAAGTTTTCACCGCCATTAACGAAGCCTTCTTCCTCAGTAGTGAATCCAAACGCAGAAGCTGCGATACTGGATACTCCACCTTCACCAAGTTGAATGACTTGAACAGCTTGTAACTCAAAGGTAACTCCGAATCCAACAGCAGCTGTGTAGTAAAACTTAGGACGGAACGCTACATTAACTTGCGAACCTCCCCATACTTTTACATCTGGGTCAAGTGGTTTACCAGTGGAATCGTACAGAGCAATCGATAAGTGATACTCACTACCGTCCCGTCTGCGTCCACCAGCTTTTTGTTTTACCTTGATCAGGTATCCACCTTCCACTTCATCAATCGGAAACTCACGCTGTGTAATCTTCTTACCAGCATTTGCTTCTTGTACTTCACGCAACTCTTCCTCGTACAACGGGCGGAGCGTAGCTTTGATTGCGTCTGCTTGTTCTTTATCTATTACAAGATCACAACTGTAAGTACCAAACTCCGGATCAAATCTTTTGTTAGGTTCATTAAGGTGACAGTACTTAGCTGTACCTTTAGCTTTTATAATCTCGTGTTTCTTTCTAGCTTTTAGTGCCATATCTATTTTTTATTTATTAGTTAAGACAACAGATACTTCATACGCTTTACTGCGGTAACATCTAAGTCACCAAGTTCAGGCACGAGTGGAAGTTCTGCGGTCGGATGGTTGTTGATTTGCTCCATTCTGAACTCGGTCAGGAGATCAACAGAGAAAGTTTTTGCGTACATCTGGCGTACAATCGTATTACATTTGCGTACATTACAAGCGTGGGTCACGAAACAGTCATGGATTGTAGCCAAGTCAAAGTCAACCTCATTAGCAACTTGATGTACGATACAAGCGTCAAGGCTGTGAATAAAGTTAGCAGTCACTGCGTTGCCTTGTCCCTTCGGATCGATCTTATCTTCCAGTTCATCTGCTGTGATAGTCATAGATAAGTTTTGAAACACAGTCTCCACCTTTAACTTCTTAAATTTACGGTAGCTTTGTACTACTTTAAATCCGGTGGGTGTAGTCCAAGTAATAGCACTGTCGTAACCTAAAGCTCGTACACTTTCACGCAGGAAGTTCATTACTTTATTTACTGGACGACACACTTGGTTAGCTAATCGGTTAACAATCTTACTAATCCAAATCACAGAGGTAAGCATCTCTCCTGTACTTGTCCACGGATGATTAACTCCTATACTTTTAAACAAATCTTGTACTAAGTTATAGTGGGTAGCACCGTAAGGTCTGTTCATAACTGCTAACTTAGCTAACTTACGAGAGAACCCGTACTGCATCCAGCTCTGTGCCATAGGTCCACCGTCCTTCTTTAGCTCATCGTACACCATATCACTAAACTCTGTGTACATATCATTAGCTTTGTCTTCCTCCACCAGGTTGCACATCCTCCCTGTGTCTTTGTCCCGTAACAATAACGATAGTATCTGCATACCATTGTTACTACAGTCTTGACGCACAGGTAAGTAAGACACATATCCGTACCCCTCTTCTCTAAACTTCTTAAACTCTAAACAGAACCGCAGGAAACAGAACGGATCGGACGCATCAGTCCACCAATCAGTACCGTGTGGATCATCAGCAGCTTCCAATATAAACTTCTGTCGTTTACCTACCCACTCAAGTCTCTCTGCTCGTGTACCCTTCACTCCCCACATGTTAGCACCGTGAACAAGTACCGCTTCCAAGTCCTCTTCATCTACTACTTGTTGACCGTTCTTAAAGTCCAACAAACTCTTAGCTAAGTCAGAACCTTGCGGATGTAAGTAGTACGGAATAGCGTACACTCTGCCCCTGTAATCACAACGATACGGAAAGTACAGCTTGTCCCACTTACTATATATCTTAGCGAGGTGTAGGATGCGACAAGTCTGATACCGCTTACTATTATTAGCATCGTTCGCTTTCTTGATGTCCTTTTGCTTTAACTTCCAAGCCCGTAACTCATGTGGACAATCACCTGTGTACCTCGGTTGCTCAGGTATCGTACCGAAGTTAGGTATGTTTCCAACGACCCGCTCATTCTCCCAACACTTTAGAGTAATATCTAATATCTCTTCGTTAATTTTCCACTTTACTCTAGCAAGTTTATTGCAAGCAGACATAGCGTGGTCATAACTCTTCTCGTAATCTTGAAACCATTGAACGGGCTTACCTGTTATGAACTTCTGCGGAGGCATGTGCTTAACGCTGTACCCACCACCCACTAATCCGTACCAATCAACAGGACGGTCAGGTAATGCCATCTTAAATACTCTAGTCGTCTCCTTCCACGAATCAAATCGTCTGATCCAATCTTTAAATTGTGCAGTAGGTAAGACTAAGCGTTCCGGTTTGTAGCTCTTCTGTCCGCCTGTATTAAACCCGATCTCCCACAAGCCAGTTTCTATACGAATTTCTTCCAACAACCACGAACCTAGGGCAACCTTACACTTACTATCCCACAGCGTGAACCGTTCCTCCTCATAGTGATAGAACTGCTTAAGCTTCATAGCTTTACTCCTGTCATCAAGTGCTAACAGATCAAGCTTATTCGGGTGCATAGTTTCTAACGCCTTGTCCCATCGTGCTTGGTTCTCAAATGCTTTGCCTATCTTGTAAGCTAATCTACCAACAGGTAAGTTAAATTGTAAGTTATCAAGGAAAGTTTGTAGAGCAGTAGCTGCTACTTGATACGGACACATATCCAAGATAAAGGTAAGGAACAGCGGTGTTGTGTGTTCAGTATTACCTCCGAAGGTGTACATAAAATCCTCCACCCGCTTACCCAATCTCGGAGCCATAACACGAAGCATTCTTTTACTAGCTTCAGTCTTACTAGACTCGCCCTCTGCTCTCAGCTTTGCTTGTCGGTTACGATATTGTGCACGTCCCCACTCACGCATCCTCCACACGTGTCCCCGTTGGTCTCCGTTCGTCTCTTTAGTCATGTGCGTTATTAAACCAGCATTTAGGTAGCTGTCTTTGCTTGTCGGTGCGGTAAGCTATTAACTTTCCTTCAGCGTCCCGTACATAGTTGCCATTCTTATCCCGTTGAAAGCCCGTGATCTCCGTATCAGCCCAGAACTTATTCCACCCCACAGCGATGGCGTTGTGATCTATACTAGACCAGTTAAAAGGGAGGTCAGTTACGGACGCTTCGTACTCTTCTATATTGTTCATCCAATAGTTCTTCCCTTAATATGTCCGCCTCTGCCTCCCAAAAGATACCTTTATCTAGGGTCTTCCAATCTGTTTTCGTACAGGAAGTCTTCGATCTCTTCCTCATCCATCCCGTCAATCTGTTCCAATATCCATTCTCTCTCCTCTTCTTCTTTTCGTGCTTCTTCATAGTGTGCTTCATAAGGGTCGGTTAACCAGTTGTCGTAACTCATTGTTCTAATCTCCGTGTTTCATCCTCCAACAGCTGTTGTAAGGACAGGTAAAGTGGAAAGTATTTATGATCAGGGTTCAGCTCCCCGTCAAACTCATTCCATAAAATGTGATACATTAATTCTTCAATCATATCAGCGGGTTGTAAAAGTAGTTCTTTCATAGTTCATCATATAACCAAGCTAAAAATAAGATTCCAATAATTATAAAACATCCTAAGCCTAGTAGTGTCATTTGTATTGTCATTTAAGTGGGTTATCGGTTGTCTGTCTTATCACGCCTTCAATCGTGCTTACATCCTTCCTTGATAACAATTCCTGCTGTAGCTCCACCAGTCTGTCACGGACACGTAAGTTGTCAGGTAGATTCTCAGCCACGGACAGGTAATGTTTAATGAGTACATTTAAAGATGCATCATCAAGCGTTTCAAGGTGTTCTGGATTAGTCGAGGTCATTAAAGATTCGGTTGTAAGTTTCAATGATTTCATCATCAGGTAATTCTTCGTAACCCTTAATGCCATTCAAAAACACATCGTACAAATCTTCCAAAGGGAAGTTCTCGCTGTCATAAATAGCAAGTTGTTCACGCATGGTTTGAATGGTAGGTTCATCGCTGTTGGCGTTGTCTAAATCAGGGTTAATATCTTTTAGTAGGTTCATTATTCGGTTTTCTTTCTATTGGTTATTTGTTTTCAATTATGCATTCTGGACAGGTACTTTGTGCTTCAAGCTTAGGTGATGTCAAGCCACAATCTTTGCAAACAGGTAAGCTTCGGTTAATCATTTTGATAACACCCTTGCATTGCTCAATAAAATCTTCTTTAGATTCTGCTGTGCCTTGATACTCAGGATATTCACGACAAGACCAAATAAGTTGCGGACAGGTAAGGTATCGCTCATTATCTATTCGATAGAAGAAGCTTATCTTGCGTCCGTTATGATCGGTTAAGTAGATGGTAACGCTCATTCGCTGTGGTATTCCATACAGGTAAGTTCAAGGTCATCAACGGATAACAAGGCAAGCTTGTCATATACTTTTTGTGGGCAATCCGTCCAAGTATCCTTTGCAATCATCCAACCAAGTTCTAACAGGTAAGGGATAAGGTATTTATGTGTGATATGTGTATTCATTATTTTTATTGTTTATTTTTGTTTGTTTATTCTCTTGGCTAAGTGAAACCTCAGACGCAAGGTATGTGCTAAATTTATACCCGCTTGCCGAGCTTTCCTCTCGCCATTCGCTTCAATCGTTGCGACAGGTAAAGGTTTGCCTGATTTGTCCAGGCAGATTATTTCGTAAGCTTTGATCATGTCGCTACGCTCCAACGCATTCTATCTCTACGCTCGCAGAATGCTTTTCCTCGTATGGTTTTACTGATCCATCTTCTATCAATGAATCTAGCTCGCCCAGTTCTTCTAGGCGGTCTCTCATGTTGGCGTTTTCAAGTGCATAATCCAAGATGATATCGTTCATTTTACGGATGTGATTCTTAAGTGCTGTTTTCTGTTCAGTATTCATTTTAATAGATAGTAAGGTTAAGAGAATAAGATACTGGCAAGTATTGCAATCCAAGCAACGCCACAAAAGGTACACATAAAGATATTTGCGATTCGATCGGAGCGAGTTGATTTGATCCAATTAGGATAACAAAGGTTTGATGTGATTTTTATTTGTTTCATAAGTTTATGCGGTTGCCAGTGCTTCATGATGCTCGCGGATTTCCATCCAATCAACATCAGCAATAAATGCCATAGCGTAGTCACGAGCTAAACCTTCAGATGTTTCATTCTCAATTAGTTCTTCAACAAACTCACGCATCTCACATCCTGCCATATTGCTAAACTCTCCACCATCAAAGATTTCAAGGTTGATTCGCCAAGTGGCATAGTTTGACCATCCGTTGTAAGTAGTATCTTTATTCATAGTATTAGTGATTGGATTAAGATTAAGAATTGTAAGCCTGTTTAAATGCTTTGGTTCTTCCATCTATGCAAGTTGAATCGAATATATCTGTTGTATACCAGCCAGCTTCCATGTAAGCCTGTTGGAAGTCACAAGCAATCTTTTCTGCCGTAAACCAGTCACTGGCTGTTGATATCAAATACCTTCTGCCTTTATAT